TGCTATTGCAAGATTCAATCCACCATCTCCTACTACTTTGTCAAAAGTCCAATATAACTCTGCTACTATTTCATTAGTCTCTGGGTCATAAGCAATTGTCTTAATTGTAATACCATGTACTTTAGGATTATCACTAATTGTAAATGATAACACATCAGCTGTAACAGCCTTTTGATATGATACTGTACCTTTGATACCATCTAACGCTGCTTCACCTGTAATAGTAACTGTACCACCTGTATAAGTAGCTGCATACATTTTACCTGTTACGTCTTGTACTTTAACAACATCACCTACAGGAGTTCCTGTAATATCACAAACTGCATCTGAACTTGAAGCTGCGAATGTTACGTTTTCATTAGTCCATACATCAACTGAACCCGAATCAGCAAATTCATTTCCACTAGCATCTTCTAAGAAATAATCGTTCCAGAATCCCGGTGTAAATGTTAATTTCATATCTGGGTTACTATACATGATAGCCGCTAACCCCCAACCAATCCCACATCTAATATCTTCTGTATCAACTGTCTTTTCAATAGCTGCTGTATTCATACAGCCGAAATATCTTGTGTCACCATTTTCAAAATGATAAAAAACATCTGCTGTATCTTTAACTAAAATTCTTCCTCTTGGCATAATATCCTCCGATTTCACTTTACTTTGTTTACTTGTTTGCTTGTTTATAAATTATTATAAATTACAATAACACACTTTCTCCGTGTTTCTTTAATTGAGATATATCTTTATATTCTGTTTCAGATTTATCTTCGACATCAATAGGCATATCCCAACCAACGATTTCTATATCACCTTTGGTATCAACTGTTTTATATAACGTTGTAGTATCATAAGCTTTAATAAATTCAATTCTTTTATATAATGAATGAAATTGTCTAATAGTCATATTGTTAATATCATCAACACTATGTCCACCACCTATACCACTCATCAAGGTTGTAAATATAGTGTCGAATACTAATAATTTTCCTTTTTTAAAAGCCATATATGATTTCATTCTATTGTATCGTTCTATTTCCGGATTAGGATTCGCTTCGTATAAAAATATATCATTAAAATCTAATACTAACTTTCTAAGATTATTAAATTCATTGGTATTTATTTCCCAAAAGAATTTATCTTCGAATCCAATAATAAATATTTTAAATATTTTCAAGTATTCATCTCTAATTCCACAAACATTGTTTCTTATATTTGTTATAAACTCATTTCGTTTAAAATCACTTTTTAATATATCTAATTTTATCTCATCTTCTTCATATTCTTTTTTGATTAATTTCTCTATCTCCCAATTTTGAAGTTTTAAGAAATTAATCTCAATTGAATATCTATTATATTCTTTTATAGTCAAAGGTTTTATAATGCCATATTCTGTTTTTAAAGGGAAACCTTGTATCCACATATCCTTTTCTTCAATAGTACAATAGTTGTTATATTCTTTGTTTAATCCCATTTTATCACCAATCATTAGGCAAGGATACCTCGACTTCTTAAGTCGGGGAGGAATTGCTTATTCCTCGCATCTCTTTTCTATTAACATTGTTTTTCTTACTTGAATGAGTTTCATTTTCTTATAACTAATACTTCCTTTATTAACTTTTGTACCATCTAATCGTCTTATATCAAAGAGTCCAGAACTACGCCTTCCAAATATATAATATAACTTATTATTGTATTCTACCAAATCGAATAACCTAAATCCTTTGACTGCAAAAGGTGCTTGATTTAATTTCTTTCTATGACCGCTAATAAAGTTTGCTCTATGGGTTTGTCTGTTCTGACATCTTACCTTTTTATAATAATACCAATGGTCACATTGTATTGCTAATGGGTTTCCACTAATACATCTAGCATCTGTCCTATGTTCTTTTTCTAAGTTGCTTTCTATTCTCGTAGATTTAGTTATATAACCATAAGTTTCTTCAATATTTGGATATAAATTATCTAATCTACTTAATAGTGTTTTTCTCATTATTCCCATAAAAGTTGCGTGTTTAAATGATTTTGCTTTTTTAACTTTTAATTCAATCGTATTATTGTGTACTTTCTTATGACAAGTTTTACATAATGTAATTAAATTGTCTTGCTTATTGCTTCCACCATTACTTCTATAGGTTATATGATGCACTTCTAATCTAGTTTCTTTGGACTTACCTTTACAATATTGACACTTATGACTATCTCTAAATAATACATACTCTTTAACGTTGCCATATCCTAATTGGTTTCCTTGTTGATATTCTTCCCCACTTATGTTTGGGTTATTAATTTTTTGAATATCAAACTGAGCAGTCTCTACGATAATTTTATTAATTGGTAATATTTCGTGTACTTTTTTAATAATGGTTATATGGGTTTGAATTTTATGTTCAATACTAGGAGCTAACCACCCTTTATTTTTAGATTTAACTCTATTTAAGAATCTAGGTTGTCTATATCTCAATCTATTTCTTCGAGTTCTTCTATTTTGTCTCCTAGTCAATAACTTTTTTGAAATATCATTCCTTAATTCTACTTCTGCTGAAAATAGTTCTTTCTCTTTGGTTGTTGCAGAAACACCTATAAATTTACTTCCAGCATCTATTCCTAATGTAATATCTTGAACGACATTTTCACATACGAAATTTAACTTGATAGTAAATGGTTCTCTTCTTACAACAATTGCTTTATTGTCTCTTAATAATTTTCTTGCCTTTGCGTTTTTGCAAGGCATCAATGGTTCGCCTTTAATATTTAATACATACACCATTTGTTCTTATAACCTCCTGTGTATTCTGAGTAATTTGTCTTCGATAATGTTATAATAGCTTACTTATTCAATAAGACGTACTTAGGTTGACTGTTCCTTCTCAATCAGAACTGTTTACAGAGCCTACACAGAGCAACGGACTAGACAAAATATCCGAGGGTGTGATAACTAAAATAACGTAGTAACTTAATACTTAATCTAACCAACAAGAGCTTTTACAAGCTCCCACTTCAAGAGTTTAGGCTCTAAGTGGTGAGTCGTTGACCACTTTTAATATAATTAAGCTGACGTACTAAAGAAACTAAATTGATAGCCTTGATAATCTGAATTGAACAAAGCTATATTTCCTCTAGTACCATTACTTATTAATTTTCCAACATTTTTATAAACATATGCGTTATTAAATATTCTATACATTTCATGTCTTAGTAAGTTCAAAGTAGTTTTCCCTACATTTTCTAAGACTATGATTTTGTTATGTGACATGATTTCAATTCCTAAAGCTGATATAAATAAATCAATATTAGGAATATTCCATGCACCATCAAATATCCTTATTTCACTATGAGCCTTACTTGATATATCATCATTAAATTTCATAACTTTAATTCTAGTTAATTCATCTCCATCACTGTTATAATTATTTTGTTTAACCATATCATATTTATCTGATAAATCAATTGTATAACTAGGATTGGTTAAAGCATCTGATGCACCATATTTTAATACTTTCCAAAAATCATCACTTGCCTCTTCGACTAATATCAATAACATTTCATTAATAATATCATCAGAAAATTGCATATCATTACCTAATTCACATTTCTTATATCCTGTACTCAATACAACTCACCGACTTTCTTATTAGATCATACTTTTCAATACCAATGGTATACTTGTTTCAAATGAATCAATAACTCTAATAGCCACCAATGTTCCTTGATAGTAAAATTCATCAGCTGTTATAGTTATTGAATTATCTGTTTGAGATGTGATAGTATAATGACTGGTATCAATTCCATCTATTCTATAAATAAATGCACTACTTGTAGGAATTCCATCATTATATTCATACACTTCAACAGTCTTAGACAACCCTGTAGGCACTTCTAATAGTGGTTCAGAGAAATATACACCTGTTTTATCAGACGTGTCCTGTGAGCTGTCAGAGTACTTGTTGATTGCTATACCTGTTTCTAAATTATCTCCATCTAACCTTTGAGTAGATTCCATAGTAAGTTTTAATATACCTGTACTACTAAAATTATCTCTAGCTGTTATTTTGTAGGGTTCTAAATTACCTAATATAAATCTTTGATTTTTAAACAGTTCTTTTGATTCACTATTAAATTGTACCCATATTTGCTTTTTAGTTTCACTTAATGGAATTATATAATTACTATCTTGTGAACCCGAACCTGTTTTAGTTGTATGATATTTAATACTATGATTATTACCATACTTATCTTCCCATGTAATACTTTGTGACATTTTGAGTAATGTACCGAAATCTTCGATATTTACATGTCTATCATGTTCTGATACTAAATAATCAAATCCATCATAGTCATTTATGATAGCACCCCTATTAATATTATAATCTGGGTGGCATACGAATTTTCTAGTATCATCTGGTTTAGTTACAAATATATGGAGTGGATATTTATCGGTTGTTATATAGCCATCTTTAGTAATATAATTTTCAGTATAAGCTTCTGATCTTTTGAATTTTCTACTCTTTAAACTAGATTCACGTTTCTTAAACCTATTAGTATAACCGTTAGTATCTCTCTGACTATATACAGACATATCCACACCACCTTTCTATTTCTTTAGCTCTAATGTAATTCTATTAACTATCTCGACTGAATCTAATACTATTTTCTTTCTAACATTATAATCAGTTACTTTTTTAATCCCATTTAACTTCATAATAACATCTGTTAAATGTCTACCATTTCTAGTTGTAGAATAATATCTAGTACTACCCTCAACTTCTATGATAATCTTTTCTATAAACTTCTCTATATCTAAGTATTCTTTATCACTTTTAGCATTTTTTGTCAAGTCTAAAACTGTGAATAGCTTAGTTATTAGAGTATTACTGTATTCTATTAATTCATATTTTTCCATAATATATACCTACCTACTCTTACTATCTAAGCATGTTAATTACATCTAAGACAGATTGTTTTGTAGCAATTCCACTAGCTTCACTATCAGCATATTTAGATAAATCTCTTAATGCTTTAATCCTATTAGCAGGTGAGAACATTTTATATTCAATTGTTGTAAAGTTAGTCTCAAATAAATCTTGATTATTTAAGTAAGGTTGTATCCATGATTTAACCATATAACTAGCTAAAACCTTTTGTTCTAATTCACTTAGTTCAATATTAAATGTTAATGCTTCATCATCTCTATTTTGTAAATTAACAGGGCATGAAAAATATGATATAATAGCATCTTTTAATAGACCCACTTCAACCTCTGATTTATTACTAGGTATCAAATCATTTAAGTCATAATCCGTAATCATTTTTTCAAATCTATCAAATATTATTGCATAAGTTGTATTCAAATTCTCACGCCCTTCCTACTTAAAAGTCTAAATTTAACTCTATCCCTAATTTTTCTGACAATATTTTTGTTTTAAAGTAATCAAGTTTTTCTTTATTTTCAATTTTACTGAATAAAATTTGTGTGATAATAGTCTTTGTGGCTTTATTAGCTGTGTCAATGAATTTGATAATGTCATCAGTGTCACCTTCTAATATTCCTATAATGTCTTCAATTTTACCCATGTCATTATATATTTTAGTAAGTCCTAATGTTTTAGAAACTTCATCGTCTAATATATATAATAGTTTTGAAAAGGTTTCTGTACCTTTTTTCCTAAGATTTGATAATGTACCATATCTAACAGGTTCTATTGTAAAAAATCTTTCAAACTCTGTTACGTCATAAGGTTTCTCTGGATTCTTTAAGGTTACACGCCCTGTTGCAATACTAGCAACTTGAACCATATCTTCTTCATCAAATACTTTCCTTCCACCTTTGGACACACCTACTATTTTAGCTTTGGCTATTTTATCTTCTAATTTTGATTCTACTGTTTCTTCAACTACTTCGACAACTTCTTCCACTTCTTCTACTTTAGGTTTAGTTACAGTTTTTCTAGTAGTAGTTTTCTTAACAGGTGCTTTTTTAGCTGTAGTCTTTTTAGCCGATGGTCTACCCGGTTTCTTTTTAGGTGTTACTTCTTTAATTTCTTCATTTGTTTTGTTTTCTACCATTTTCTTACCTACCTTTTCTATTTTAATTAATTTAGTATAAGCAGCCGTACATACAAATCTATTAAACGTACATATAAAATGTATCTATATGTACTATAGCTTTTTATATGTACGGTTGCTTCTATATGTTATTACCTAATTATTGTGACTATGCAGTCCATGTAAGCTTACCATAGTAAGCACCTGTTACAACAGCTACCCCTATCTCACGATAGAATAAATGTTCAACAGACATATCTGCGTTTTGACCCATTGGTGTAGATACTACGATAGGAACGCCTTCTTGAACTATCTTAACGATTTGCCCTAAGTCTCCCGGAATAATCATAACTTGCTTATTTGATAATAAGAAATCATAAGTATTCTTGATGTGCATTTGATCTACAACTACTAAATTGTAACCTTCAGCTGTAGTGTATACACCGTTCTCGTACATATCTTTGTTAGCTTGTTCTGTTGCAATCAATGGTGCAAATTGCTTTAATGCAATTCTAGTACCGATGATTATAACGTCTGAATTTTGATTTTCAGCTTGAACATGGTCAACTATTTCATATGCAATATCTTCATCAAATGCACCAGCAATTGCTCTGTTGAAAGCAGCATTACCATTTACAGGAGTTGAACCATAAAATGCTAATAAAGTTAACTCTTTAACGTGCTTTGAATATGAATCAGCAATCTTAGTAAGCATTTTAGCCCAATCAATTCTACCAGACAACCATTGCTTGTAAGGTGCAAAAATCTTAATAGCACAAGCTTCTGTAGCTACTGTAAGTGTTGAATCTTCTAATCTTTGTCTACGTACATTTCCGTTACCTTTAGCAACAGTTACTACGTCATACAATTTAGAGTTTTCAATGTAAAATACATTTTCGTCGCCCCACTCTGTATCAATAACTTCTGCCCATGAGAAATCTTTACCGATCTTGTTTGAGCCTGTTTCAGAAACAGCCTTTGCAATAAATTGATAAAATAAACCACGATTAGGACTTGCTTCAATATCCTGTGGTGATACTTTCTCTTTACCAAACAATGTCATCATTGCTTCTTTAAGTTTAGTTTCCATTTCAACTACTGAAAACTTAGTTGTTTGTCCTGTTGATGCTAAAGTAAGTTCAGCCATCAAATTCTGTACTGCTAAAATATTTTCGTTCATGCGACTATCCTCCATTAATTCTACTTTTAGTTTGTTATTAATTGTTAAGTTACTTTGTTAATTATGACTAAACGATTTCTACGATTGCTCTTGTTGCAGGTGAATCAGATTTACCAATTACTTGTGCTACGTCTACTACTTTGAAAACAACTTTCCCTACTGCGGTAGCATTAGCTTTTAACAATAGTGAATTGTTTTGAACTACTAAAAATTCATCTACTACAGGTGTTCCTGTTAAAAGTGTATTATCAAATAATACTTGGTCACCTTCTGTTAAAACATATGCTGGTGTTGGTGTATCAGCAGCGATTGTAAAATCACCAATAGTTTTAGCTGGATCTGCTTGTGTCTCATCAGCTGCAATAAGAACCATTCTCTTATCAGATAAAGTAGCTGTTAAAGGAACTTCTACTGCATAAACATCATCTTCTACTCTAACGCCTACAAAAGCGATGTTACCGTTGTTCATTTCTGCATCATGTTGTAAACTAAAGATATTTCCATTTGTAATTGCTTGACATTTTTCTAAATTAATCATTGACATACTGTGAATCCTCCGTATTTTCTCTTAATATTATTGTTGATATGTTATAATTAGACACCAAATACGCTATCTAATATATGTGACTTTTCCTTTGGTTCTTCATGAGTACTAATTGTATCTTTGATAGGTGTTTCATTGGCTGTAAATTTTAAAGATTTCTTGCCTATAATTTTAACAACTTCATCTTCTAATTCAACAAATGTAAACTCTGTAATTTTACCTACTAACTCTTCTTTTTCAGATTCATCTAAATTTTCAACTTTAGCTACATAATCTAGCTTTTGTTTCTCTAAAGATACTTCTTCGAATTTTGTAAGTCTTTCAAGTTCTGCGTTTAATTCAGATTTCTCTGTTTCAAATTCAGACTTCATAGTTTCGATAGTAGTATCATATTCAGTTTTAAGCTCTTCTTTAGTAGACTCTACTAATTCTAAACCTTTTTCATATGCTACTTTACCCTCTTCACTTACACTAAACATAGGAGTTGAACCCTCTACTAATTTAACAGGCTGCCATGCAATTTGAAATTTACTTTCTTCGTCAACGATAAACTTATCGCCATCTTTTGTGAATGTAAATCCATAATCCATCCAATCGCTATAATCAACAACGTAGACTTCTCCTATTTCAAAATTGACATCTCTAGCACTATATTTAGCCTCGCTATAATAACCATCAGTTTGTGCTAATTCTCTTACAGCATTACTAAGTAAACCATATTGTGCGTTGAAAGTTAATTCAAATTGTGTCTTATTCTCTGCTTCAAGAACTGACTTTAAATCTTCTTCCGTTTCATAACTATCAAGTTTGCCTTTAACTTCCTCTGCGAACTCGGTAGAAACACTTGAATAATTTTTGAGTAGTTTTTCAAATAATTTAATATCCAATACTTTCTCCCCTTTCTCGGTTTGAGTAAACTTATTAGCATACTCGACTTCTTTAATAAAAGTTTCCATATTTATTTTTGTAAATTGAGTTTTTTCAATTAATCCACCTGTCATAGCAGGAACATTATTGTCACCCAGAATACACAAAGCTTTAAATTTTGCACTTGTTACAACAAATTTCTCATTAACCATATCATAGTATCCATCAAACGTATCTTCAACTAATTCCATGCTTTGACCTTTTGTTGTATCTCTGTCAAATATTTCTTTAGCATTAGAAAACATATTCATAAGAATACCATCACATACTAAATACTCTCTTTCAACACCATCATTAGTAATCATTTCAAATCTAGCATTATTTTCTTCGGGAATTATACCATACATTCTTCCTAAATATTCTACAGATACACCATCAGTTGTAACAATATATCTTTCCTCGTGTCCTTTATAATCCATCTTATTAGCCGTATCAGCTTGAATAAAACCAACTATAGGAACTAACGCTAAATCGGGTATCATTGATTCTAATAACTCTTTACTAAATTCTGATTTATTTAAGTTCAAACCTGTATGTGCAATTACAACTCTAACCTTAGTAAATCTACTATCTTCATCCTGTTCAATTGTTTCATCAACTTCAAAGTTAATAATATTAAATCTACTATTCTTTATGAAGTCATCTTTATTCAATTTTTTCACTATTACATCACTCATAATTTATTGACCTCACAATCTAAACTATCTATTGTCTTTGGTTTTTTCACCACCATCTGATAAGTCACCTTTTATCTTTTTATCGCCTACTTCTTTAGGTTCTTCACTTCCATCACCTACATGACTAGATTTAAAAGGTATCATCTCATCTCTTAATCCCAATTTATCCAAAAGCTTACCAGAATTAATAAATGAAAGTTGTGATCTACCTAGTATAGCATTTAATTCAAATTCAGTATTCATACCTGCTTGACCTGCTTTAGATAGATTATTATATAATTTATCAGTATTATAAAATGTATGGTTTATAAAACTTAAAGTGTATTTATAAGTATTCTTGTTATATAAGAATAATCTTTTACGCATGAATTTCTCATACTGTCTTAGTAATTTAAACATCATGTTTTCGTCTACTTGAATATTGTTTTCAAGCCCAGATGCACTAGTTGATGCACCGTTAAATAACAATGACGATGTTCCCGATTGAGTCAATAGGTTAGTCATTTGTTTCTTAACTATACCCTCTTCTGCACTTCCTACGCCTTGTTTAAGCGTAATAGGTGATACGGGCATAGGTGACGTTACAACCCCTACTCCTACAGGTGATGTTGCTGTTAAGTTATTATGGAATCCTTTTAAGAATCCACCACTAATCATGAAATCATCTTTTTTGCCACTTTCATCATTCATAGGAACTAACTGATGTAATAACTTATAATTATCAGACACAGCACCTACAACTTCAACATCTTTTAACTCTGCTAATCTAATCAAATCAACAAACATTCCACTGTAAAATGGCAATACATAATCTACACTTTCATCAAATTTAAAAGCAATTGCTTTTGTATTATCTAACTCATGTAACATAGAATTGTAAAATTTCTTATTTAATTGATTATCAACTTTTGAATTTTTCTTATTATCATTCCTTTTGATTTTTAAACTATTATATTTAGACTTAAACTCAATAGGAAATGTATCTAAATCCTCTGGGTATCTATCAAAATAAGTATAATTAAATGCAACTCTATAAGTCTCAAATCTATCTCTACCTATGATTTTACAATATTCACTAGGTAACTTTTTCCATAGGAAATTTCTACCTGTACTATCGGTTGTTTCATACGCAAAATATATATCTTCTCTAACTAGTATTTTGCTCGACACACTTAGTTTACTTGCTAAATTATAATTATCTATAAATTTAACATTTTTATAATATTCTTCAATATCAAATTCATCATCAACAATATTAGATGGGTATAATACATTAGCATACGTTAACATATTACTTTTATATTCTATAATACCCTTAAACTCTTGTGACTTAATATAAAAATACATACTCATTCTTAATAATTCATCTTTGAAATTCCATGCAGAGTTCATATAATTATCAATAGTTTTTGCTGTATATTTTCTTGCCATAATATTGCTTGTGACGTTGCCATATATTCCACTCATAAAACTATCTATATCAAATTTAGCTTTTTTACTAGTTGTAGAGAAAGAATTTTCAAAACTTGAATTAATTTTATTATAAATCTCTGTTACATTATTCCTAACTTCTTCTGTTGTTAATCCATCTGATATTTCAGAATTTTTATAATCTGTGTATAAATCAGATAGTAAAACATCTTTTCCATCATTCAATGTTTTTATTTCCTTTCTGTGATATTATTTTGTAGTGCATAAACTCAATATAGTATCATCTTTTTCTTCTTTTTGCATACCATTTTTCATAGTGTCATCATTCCTTAACATATGTATATGATGTGCAAACATAAGTAATGTGTAAAACCTATCATCATGAAAATCTCTTGATAAATCTTCCCTTACTTTATAAATATATTTACCCGAACTTGTCTTGTATTTGTGTATAACTTTACATTCAGTTTTACACAAATCAATGTTAATAAGTGCTAACTGTTCTTCATCTGTTAATACACGTCTTTGTATCGTAGATTCGCCTTTTTCATCAACAGACTCTAAATCAACGTGACCACTTCCATTATATTCTTTTGGAAATTTAATCAAATTCAAATCTAATAAATCTATTAATTCTTGAACCATTTTATTTCTAAATTTACTAGGTTCTATCATAGATAATAATGGATAAGCATTAGGGTAATCATATACTTTTTCTGCAAAGTATTCGTCATCAATAATACCTCTGTGTAAATCGCCCGTATGTGCATCTTTAAAGTATAATAATAGTGTACCTGCATATAACAGTCCACCACCACCAGAACCACTATCTATCATCATTGTTTGTACGTTTTCGTACTCTGCTCCATCTCCATTATATTTAACCAATAATTTCCTTAATTCGTCAACTTGATCTGGATATAACATCTGTCTATTCTTAACACTTGTATCTTTTAAATCTTTAAAATTACTCATATTAGCAACACTACCATGCCATCCTATTTTGTCATCGTATTCTGTTTTACCAACTAATACGATAGAGTTATCTGCTGATTGTGCAGGGTCATAAAATAGACCATATTTAGCACCTTTAATTGGTGCAACTTCTGGTAATTGAAAAGTAGAATTTCTCTCTATAACGTTCGATTTGATAATCTGGTCATCGGAATCTTGATCCCACACATTATAATACTCTCTCATGGCTTTAACTTTATTTGTAGCCATTTCAGTATCAACTACTGATTGAGATAACAATGGGGTATATTTTCTACCGTTCATAGTGGGATGTAAAGGTATTTCAATATTCAAATCTAGTACAAAATATCTTGTATCACCAGCAAACATTCTGATAGCATATTCCCTATACTTTTTATAAAATTCAGAAGTCTTATCAGATACAGAACTTATATATAATGCTCTATTAGGCTTATTCTTTTTCTTAGTTCTGATATCAAAAAATACATCTTCTGCATCTGTTTTAAAGTCAGAGTTAGTTGTCAAATAACTTGCAACTGATGCAAATAATTCTTCAACACAAAATCCAGCCTCATCAACCACATTTAATGTACTTCTTTGAGAACGTAAGTTGTTTACATTTGAGTTCAATGTACCTACTTTAGAATTGTTGCCATCAACTTGAAATTTATATCCTGTTGAGTTATGACTAAATCCTGTAGGTGATTGAAAACTAGTCTTAACTTCCTTAGAAAATAAATCGGGCAATTCACCAAACTTGTTCTCTAAATTTCCTAATGATAAATCTTCAACGTAAGAAAATAACTTCTTAGATTGAACTCCTGTAGCACTAATTATCCATGCTTCTTCTTCCGGATACAGTAATACAGTTATCATAATTATAATAGCTGATAATAAAGATTTACCACTATTTCTACACATAGCTAATACTATAAATTCTGCTTTAAAAAACATTTCAACTATTAACTTTTGGAAATCCAATAATTGTATCCCTAATAGTTCTCTAATAGCTAATGCTGGATTTTCTCTCCAAAAATTAATAGTATATGAATTATCTAAATAATTATCATATTGTGATTTAGTTAATAATTCTTTAGTAATTTTTCTACTCATCTATCTCACCACCGAGGCTTATAATTTTTTTCTTATATTCGACTATGGCTACAGCTAATTCTCTATTTGTTTCAAACTGATTTGCTATCTCCTTATCTTTTGAAAATATCAAATCTTTTTGTATTCTAAACAATTCTCTTTCAGTATCTTCTGTGAAGTTAATGCTGTTCAATATACTCTTGTTAGATTCATCAAATACTTGTTTAAACGCTTTAGCCTCACGCTGTTTGTAATAATCAACTTCAACCTCTTCAAAATCTAATCTAGCATACTTTTTCATCATAGCACCTAATCTAGTTCCACCAGAATTTTCAGCAGATAACCATTTATTCTCTCTAACAATTTTAGTGTTAGTTTCTATTAATTTATTTTTACTGTTTGTCATACTAGTAACAAGTGCTTGATTAAGTTCAAAACTTTTTAAATCACTAGCTAATATGGACAGGTAATCATCAAATCTTCTAATCTGACTATTGTTGTTTATAACTTGTAAAACAACACTCATTTTAAATGGACTTCCTACGATTTCCTCATCTTCTACATATACAACCAATTCCATAAACATTTGACCCACTTCGGCTGGTTTTAATTCACTTTCCATGGTTTCAAATGGATTAATTCCTAATAAATTTATAATATCTTTTTTTGCTCTTTTTTCTTGGACAGTATATTTATCACGTTCTTTAAATTTGCCTTGATTTTTACGCATTAAACCTTCTAGCGAATTTTCATCGGTTAGATTTAAAGTATCTGAATCGTCAAAGTTACCTACTTTTTTCCTTAACACTGCACCATTAACTATTGAGATGTAAACACCCATAGTACTATCTAAATTATTATTTTCTCTTTTTAGCACACCATCAACGGCTGATGCTGAATACATAATATCCATTTTTCTACATGTAAAATATACTGCCCTATAAATATCTCTATCATGTAAATAATAATACTCTAAGAATAACTCACTTATACATCTATCACAAATAGGAACATAGCCTAAGCCACTAAATATAGATTTAGAATTAGCTTTAAAATAATTTCTATTCTTCGCTGACAAAGTTCTGTTACAATGCGCACAAGTAATAAACATAGTATCTGGATTGAATTTTTCAATATTCCCTACACCAGATCCTATACGTTCAGAAGTTTTCTTTGCTCTAATATCTTTTATCATCTTTATATTTGCTGAATTTTTATCACTATTAGCTACATTCCCACCTTTAGTAAGATTAGGATTCGGCGTTACTTTTTTCTTAGTCATATCTTTTTCACCTTCCATTTTTGTTTAAACCATTTTAATTCGCACTTACTTATATATTGTTTGAAATATTGTACTATTAACAGCACCATAGCCACTATGTATCAGTAGTTATAATGCTGTCTAACTATAATATTACAATGTGAAATAATTAATACTTTCTAAGCCTATTTCATAATCATATTCAAATACTTGTATTCTATTTGTTGCACCTACAAAACCTTTTTCATTATGCCATTCATCTGGCTTGTTCACAGTAGGTAGCCTTCTAAATGTTATTCCATTTTCACTAAATGATTTTTCAGAATGTAAGTGAGATAAATGGAACTCAACAAATTTAGAGTTAGCAAATATGCTAGATGCTTCTGTTTGAAACAATCCTGTTATTCTCTTACCCTCTGATTGACCATGTCCTAATCCTATTCCATTAACACCATAACCCCTATATTTTCTAGGTTTCATACTATCATCAAATTTAATATTAGGATTATTCCTATACCTTTGCATTAGCGATTGATAAACTCCGAAAGCACTATGTTTATCATGATTCCCTAATATATATGGCATATCAATTACTGCATCAGTTTGTTCGAGTATTCTGTCTACTATGTGACAATAAACCCTTAATCCACTTTTAAACATTTCACTATATGACATATTGGATTCCACGATAGTTCCTTTAACAGTTACACTAGCTGAATTAACAGTGTGATTACTATTCAATAAATCTTGTCCCATGGGAATTAAGAATATATCAGCATGTTTAAATTTAGATATAATTCTATCTGTCATATCATTCAATTCTTCTTCATATTCGCAACCTTGTAAACCTATATGTAAATCTGCATATTGAATTTCTATTATTGATTTATGCACTTTGTCAATATATTTTTTAACCGGTTTTAAACTAGGCAATTCTTCAAATATCTCTTTAGCCCACTCAATATCAAACTCTTGTATAATAGGCTTAACAGTAATTTTACTTGAATATAATGTCTGAACACCATCTTTTTTAGAATATACATTCCAGAAGTTATTCTTGACATTTAACAATTCAAAACTTTTTTCACTGTACCCATGTGCATTTAGCATAAATACAGGGTCTTTCAACTGTTCTTCGTTCATTTCAATTAGTTTATTACTAACTTGTACACCATTACTATTTATTTCAATGGATTCACTATACTTAACTATATTCTCTTTATTATTTTCACCCGATATTTCAAGCTTTCTATTTAAGAAGTTTTCAATGCCTCTTAATTCTTTTCTAGCCTCTGTTTCAGACACTTCAATATCTGTTAAATTATTAAATACATTGATAAAACAATCTGACTCTTGACGTCTTTTATTTATTTTGTTTAAAGATTCTCTGTCATAATTATCAAAATTTATATCTTGTTTAATGCTCATTTTTTATATCCTTCCATTTTTGAATAAATGACTTGTATAATTATATATCAACCTCTAAACCATATTCACCTATCCATACCTTTGTAGATTTGTTTTTACGTCTATACTCGGTTTCTAAAGTTTTTTTAAACTCTATTCGTCTATTCATATTTCCGTGAACTAAATATACATTTCTAACATTCATATCAGAATAATACTTGACCATATCATTATGCTGTATATGACTTGAAAAACTTAATAAATTTAATACACTTGCCTTATTATCATATTCTTCGCCATTTATCTTCACACGGTCATACTTTTTAGATTTAATTTTACTAGCTAATGAATCCGGACTACTATATCCCACAAATACAAAATATGTATCTTTGTCTGGCAAACAACTTTTTAACCATGATATAATCCTACCACTCTCCATAAACCCACTAGCAGCTATTACAATTTTAGACTTACCATCATTTCTATATTTTTCAGAATCTTGCCAATCACTGACTAAATGTAAATTAGACCAATTAATAGCTTTTTGTAATTTAACACTATCTTTCTTATTTGCAAACTTAACAAAGTATTCAGTTATCTTAACGCCTAATGGTGAATCAACTATAACATCCATATCAAATTCCTTATCTTTTCCGTACATATCGTATATACATAATATTAACTCTTGCATACGGTGAAAAGCGAAACTTGCTATGATTATATTACCATTGTTGTTATTATCATACCTTGTGGAATCAATAACACCCCTTATCGCTTCGTTATCGTCCTTTCTGTGGACTTTTATTGCGTTTGGGTCACTTTGTGCGTAAGTAGACTCTAAAATGGCAGAATCGGCTTGTACGACTCCTTGAAACTTCTCTAAAAACGATTTATCCCTAATTCCTATATTTCCTATGTCACTTGTGTAATATAATTTACGTTGATAATTAGCTTTCTTGTCTTTAATATATAATTCTAAGTGTGCCGAATTTAACGCATGATATGAGTGTAACAAATTAATACTCATATATTCATTGATCTGAAATATAGTATTAAAATCTACTTCAACAATCTTATCTAATGTTATATCAACAAACTCTTTAGTATATATAGGTTTAGCCACTTTCCCTGTAGTTTTAGATATATACTCTAAATCCTTTTCCATAATCTTCAAACTATCTTCAAATGTTATCCTTAAATATTCTTTGCCACCTACTGTAGTATATATAGGTGCTGTACAACCATCTTGATAAAGTCTAGGTAATAAACCTAAATGATCGATATGAAAGTGTAAAATAATAACACTTGTCAATTCTTTAGGTTTAAAATCAAAATTCCTATTATTTGTTGAATACTGTTTAATCTTATCTTTACACTGATACATTCCACATTCTAATAACACTTGTTCATTTTTGTAAGTTATTAAGTGTGATGAACCTGTAACGTCTTTCGATGATAACCCCACAAACTTGATTCTAGCTTTGTTCTTTTTGTTATGTTTGCGACTAGATATTGATTTCAGCCCCTTTAGTTATGTCAGATATTATTGACGAATATTTCCCCATCTTGTTATATCTTGTTATGTGTCTTAGCTTAATTTAAATCTAATATATAATTATAGACAGTACTAATTACTAACACTCGTATTACTAACTTAATTAATTCTACCCTTTAGGATTCTCGGGACGCTCGTAATTGTTGTAATATTATCTGTGCTTTCACTTATAAATAATCAACTGTTTTCATACTGTCTATATTATCCTAGTATCTATATAGTTAAACCTATATAGAATAAGGGGTACATCATATAGACATACCCCCTTTTTACTAAAACATGCTATTTTTTGGAACTTTTATAATATAACCACTAATTTAAAACCATCTAAAATTATCTAAGAATTTATCCTTGTCAATATCATATAATACTTTTAAGTAAGTTAGCAATCCTGTAGTTAAATCTAATCTACCTCTAGTATCATCAACTAACACTTTCTTAATAGCATGATTAATCGCATGAGTTAAAAGTTTATACTTAGACATTTGTTTTTTACATTGTATATTCGCATTATCTAATAAATCATATAAGTGTGCTTGACAATTCATAATATCAACACCATACTTAAATTCAACATCATAGTTTATATATGCCCTAGTTCTATTTCTCAAAAACTCTCTAGCAATATCATCAATCCTACTTTTCTGTTTAATACTTCTTCTAGTCACTACTAATTCATTTTTCGTCAACAAGTCTAAAAAATCAATAGTCTTTGTTTGAACCTTAGCACGTTTTATATTTTCTGTAATGTCATAAAGATAATCCATTGAACATTCAAACTGTTTTAAATTCTCACTCTTAATATTTGCCCTACTTATGAATGAGAAAAATTTAGGTTTAACACCATTCAATCCTAAATTATCTTCGATCTCTTTAATCTGTTTTGTAAAATCTATCTCATACAACTTTTTAGCCATATCAATAGCTATCTCACTCAGTACAGTGCATATATCAACTTGTTTCAATATCTCTTTGGCTTTATCACTATCTCCACTTGTATTAATTATATCCCAATATAAACTCATAGCTATCTGACCTATATTAACAACTCTGCCTATATTAGTTTGGCTAGTTGATAATATAACATCAATCTTAGCCATGTCATCACTATTAACTTTATAATTAACTTTTACAGCCGATACGTTATTATCACAAACATTATAATTTCCATAACACTTTTTAGACACTTCTAATAATTTCTGATTATCTAATACTAAGACAGTATCACTATCCATATCAGCTCCGGATAATATCCTAGATATTTCAATTCCTATACCGTTAGTATAAATTATATTATTACTAGGATTCATATATTTGGTTATAAATAGACTTTCTTTATTTTCTAATATCAAAACATTACTAGGACTTGTATGGGGATTTCTAAAACATGTATATTCACGATTCATGTCATGTAATATTATATGTGCTTGATTATCAATTAATTCAATTTCAGATTTCCATTTATCAAAGTCTAATACATTTCTATCTACAGGTAATTTATTAATTGTATGATATAACAACTCTTTAGGATTTTGACATATTGTAAGATAATCACCTTTCATACGAATCTTACCCCGTTTGATAATATTAATATGACTCTTTATATCTCTTGCTCTTTTTAATTTAAAACTTTCGGTATTCATCAAATCATTATTAACTCTATAAAGATTAATTAACATTTCATTGGAATTTATATCATTCTTGTTTTCTTCTAAAAATTCCATATATACGTTTATATCATTTTTTAGATTATCTATGTAATTTAATTCCAAAGTTGACAACTCTTTAATATCGTCTTTCGTAAATGGAATACTATTCAACATTTGATAACTAGTCCTGTTTAATATCTGACCATCATCATGATAACCTCGTTTACTCTTCTTCTCAAATTTACAAACACCAAATAAGTTATTATCTAAATTTACTTTTCTACACCAATGTTCATACATCAACTTTTTAGTTTTCTTACGTTTATAAAATTTTAATGCCTTTAAAGAATTAGGTGTAGTTATTAACATAATATCTTTAGCATAAACTTTATTTCCAAACATATCATCAAGCTGCCATTCGTTATATTCAATATCTCTAGGACAACTATCTATTAAGAATTTCTGAACCTTTGAATTAAAAGCACATGATTTAAACATATGATGTCTTAGCAACATACTTCCTTTTCCTTTAGCACTTCCTACAAAGTAAGATTCATCTAACAATGCTTCGCCATCGAACAAATCAGATATAATTTCATAATCATTATTTGATACACTAGATAATGTTCCACTAGAGTTATTAGTTATCACACTTGTGTTGGTATTAAACTTTGAAACTATATCACTAACTATGAATATATTCTTGGTATCAATTTCAACTCTACCGATTATTGATGAACCCACTAATGATTCATATGCTAACAGACTAGGATAATCTACTCCACTATCTAAATCCATATTATCTAAATTCATTCCTAGTCTAGCCCACTTAATAGATTTATTTCTTAATTGCTTTTTTATAAATAAACATTCACCTGTTCTACTCTTTGCACTTGTTCTTTTGTAAACTTGATATTCAGTTCCTTTAAAGTTAAAACCATTTTTATAAAAATCAATTCTAAGATCATTCGATTTAATTTTATCTCTTTTTTCTGAACTAATCAATTTTATATAATTAATCATATTTTCCATATTGCTAATTGTATACTCTAAATGTTTAATTGCTGATTTAGTCTTACAACTTTCAAGTTCATTTATTTTAATCGCCATACCATGAACCATATCATAAATATCATATTTACTAATTATATCTTCAAAGTGTTTTACAGATGTATTAAATTTAACATTTATAATATCATTCGATTTGTTCTTACCTGTTCTATCTTCGTAAATCTTTAATCCCAATTGTCTTAACTTTATACTTTCTAAAGAATGTGGAATCATACCTATGTAATTATTCTTTATAGGTCTACCTTGCATATACTCATATAAATCTGATGACTCAATTGAATTTATATAAATATTTTCTATTTTATCTTTTATCAATTTATCAAACACAACCTTCCTAATATTTTAACTTTCTAATATTTAATTTATACCATCTAATTTTTAACCATCTAATTTTGATAATTAATTAATCAAAATCATTTAATATTTCACCACATGTTGAACATCTAAAATTTCCATCATGACCTTTTACATTTCCACAATTTATACAACCATACATATCTGGTTTATATTTATTTCCATCTAAGAAAACTAACTCATAAATATCTTCATACGATTGACTTATAAATTCATCTGTAATATCTTCAATAGAGTTCTCAATAATATTTGAATTAGGTGAAATCATACTATCTTGATTCAGTGTATTAATCTTATTCTTATAATCCATTCTAATATTCCTTTCTGTCCATCTAAATTTTATCTTATGAACTAAATATATTATACCATTTTTTATACCCTTTTTACAACTTTAGACAGTATCCAAATCAATGACTAAATTATTGATGCCAAAAATCGAATTTGAATTATTGTAGTTTCTTTTATTAATCTTGTTTTGTAGTTTATTTTATTAATGTTCTTTCCCTGACACACAATTCAGGTGTAGGATTTTAAAATATAGCTAACTTCCATACTTTCCCTGACACACAATTCAGGTGTAGGATTTTAAAGTTGATTTTGTAAATATTGTGATTTTTAGCCATAATATTGAGATAAATTGTACTATTTTTACACCTAGATTGTGTGTGTAGGAAACTATGGAATAAAACTTGACATTAGCATTTATAAGTGTTATACTCATTTTCTAAATTAGAATAAATTAGTGAAAAGGAGAGCTAAATATGGATAAAAATACAATCAAAATAATAGGTGAATCTTACAAAGAAAACTATATAAATGTGAAATATCCTAATGATTTGATATTAGGTGAATATAGTAAAAATAATGATAAAATTGATGAGTTAGAAATAGTGAAAAGTATAGATAATAGATTGATGAGATTATACTTTATATTGATAAATAAGGCTAATTCTAATGGAGATATTACATTCACTTTAGGCATGTTATTAGATGAAATGGATATGTCAAAAAGTGGTTCATATGATAAAAATATCCTAATTAATAACTTAATAATAATACTAAAATATAAGCATATAAGTGAGATAAACATTCCTAAAAACGGTATGAAATTAAATGATACATGTAGGATAAATGTAGATAATTCTAAATTAAAAGCTAAGTATTTTACAGTAACATTAGATGATTATTATAAGGTTTTTTTAAGTGATAATGATATTTTATTAATGGATAAACTTAAAATATTTAACACATTATGTTTATTGAAATCATTCACAAAGAGTGGAGATAAGCCTATAAATCCATCAAATGATTTGTCTAAAATGGAGAATATATGCTTTCTTTCATATAGTAAAATGACAGATATATTAGGAGTTTCATCTAAAACTATTAAGAAATCATTAGATATATTAGATGAATTAGAGCTAGTTTTAGTTGGTCATCCCGGAATGTATAAAGGGGCAAATAACATATATATGATGTTAAATAACATATACAGTATAGTAGATAAAGGTAATTATGATAAGAGTATAAAGAGTATTGCAATAGCAGGTGATAAGGCTAGAGAATTAAAAAGAGAGAAAGGTTTTAAGGTTAAACAACAACATCATACAGAAGAGTTTTCTAAACTAATAGGTAAAATAAACTCATTAGTAAAGAAGAAGGATAGTGAAAAAGGGTTAGTTAGCAAACAGGAAGAATTACTAGAGGAATTAACAATTAGAAAAATGGAATTAACAAGAGAATCAAATCATACCGTAGTAGATACGTGGAAGTTTAAGAAGTTTAAGTCTAAATTAGAACTAAAAGAACTTAGAGGAATATCTTTAAAAGTTGATACAAATAAGATGATGAGTGAATTAATGGATGGAATGGAATAATAATTATAAATTAACCATTGACAAAGTATATAACATGTAGTAGTATAGTAAAAGTAATACAAATAATAAAACATAAAAGGAGATATTGTGAAGATTGAATACAAAGGACAAATTGTTAACACAAAGCATTATTGTGAGTTATCAGAAGAAAAATGCCAAGAGTTGAGAGAACAATATTATAAAAGACCGAGTAAAGAGTTGTTAAAAGAACAAATTAAAAAAGTTCATAATGGGGGAGTTAAGATAAATCATATTACTAATTACTTTTTTAAAGATATTATGGCAAAGGTAAAAATGTATCATTCTAAATGGTCTATAGAAGAGGTTTTTGAATGTGATGATCTAATCAGATTCTTCTATGCTAAATCTGCTTACAATAAGAAAGTATATCCAGATACATTAACAGATATTAAAAAAATAGAAACTGCATTAAGATTAGGTGGAAAAGGAATTGCCGCAAAGCCAAGTAATTTCCCTTTAAAGACTATGAGAGAACTTTTTGATTTATATAATATAAATAATCATTATTATGACTATTCATGTGGTTGGGGAGTTAGATTAACAGGTGCATTAAAAGAGAAGGTTAATTATTATGGTACAGATCCTAATGATATTTTAGTAAAAAGATTAAAAATATATGCAAATGCTTATAATAAATTAAACAAAACAAACACATTTTATGATATTCGTTGTCAAGGAAGCGAAGAATTTATTAGCGAATGGGAGAATAAAATAGGATTTGCGTTTAGTAGTCCACCGTATTTCGCATTAGAAGATTATAGAGTAGGAGATAAGCAATCATATAAGAGTGGAGTTTCATATAATGAATGGTTGAATGGGTATTTAAAAGGAACTATGAAAAATATTTATAAATACCTTATAAATGATGGGCATTTAGCGGTCAATATTAATGACTATGATAAATATCACTTAGTCCAAGATACTCGTAAAATATGTGAAGATATTGGTTTTAAGTACTTAAAATGTCACTCTCTAAAGAATATTAAAAGAACAAATTCTAATGGAGGACATAATGATAATTCAGAGGATATTATGATTTTTACAAAAAACTAGTAAACATATTAACTATTAGAAAGGAGACATCATATATGAAGAAACCTATCAATATTAACATATGGAATACGATTTATATGTTAGTTATTGAAATATTAGAAACTGATGCCAGTACTACATTGGAAGATATTGAAACGGCTATAATTGATGCTACAGAGGATGTTATGGTAACTATTGAAGAAGATGATTAATAGATTGGAGAATATGGTAAGCATGAGTAATTGGAGGAGTAAGAGTAAATGGGATGAGAAAATGAAATGTATTGAATCAAAGATTACTCGTCTTAAGGAGAGTAATATCTATAATATTAAAGACGGCTATTTTAACTTAGATGATTTTTATGATAATTTGTCATCTAAATTTGAAAAGCAAAAATCTTAACAGAAAAATCTAAAAAGGATATTGAAATAGAATTGATTAAGGATAAAATAATGGATTTAACTAATAGATTAGAAAGGTTGGAGAATTAAATATGAATAATATTCAATTTGTAATTTGGGTGATTTACATTTTAGTAACACTAGCAAATATTAGAATTATGTACGATTATATGTTCGATGGGCAATCAGTAGATGAAATGGTGACAATACATAAAGGTAGTGTAGATGGTATTAATCAACTTAGATTAGATACATTTATAGTAGGGTTAATATGTTGTGTACCTATAGTAAATGTAATTACATTAATAAGTATATTAGTATCATTTATCAAAAATAAACTAACTAAGGAGAAAATTTAAAATGAAAACAAGATCACTAGATAAAATTAAGTATTATATGGTACATCATTCAGCAACGGTAGACAATCCTAATTCAAATAATTGGCAAGGAGTTATAAATTATCACATAAATGTACGAAAATTCGGTACTGTAGCTTATAATAAAGGCACTGAATATGATAATGGTAAATTGATTACATATATTGGGAGAGATGTAAAATATAAAGGAGCGCATTGTAATGACAACGAAATGAATACAATAGCATTATCACATTGTATGGTTGGTGATTTTGATATACATATACCATCACAAGATATGATTAGAGAAGTTGTTAAATGCAAATTAGAGGCTGAAAAAATGTTAGGAAGAAAGCTTATATGGAGATTCCATAGAGATGATAATCCTAAAACATGCCCGGGAATGAATGTTAAAATTGATAGATTTATAGAATGCGAGGAAGATATGATAAACGAAAATAATATTACAACGCCGAGTGAATGGGCAAAAGAATCATGGGAGAAAGCTATCAAAAAAAACATAACAGATGGAACTAATCCACAAGAAAATATGTCTAGAGAAGAATGTGTTGTCATGTTGGATAGATTAGGTTTCTTAGATTAATGGAGGCTTTATATTTTGAAAACAATAAATTTAATCAAAAAATGGATGTCAGAAAAATTAAACAATATAGATTTATATGATGGAGTATTAACCATTTTTGGTGGTGTATTGATAATATTTGTAATATTGTTTATACTCATTATAAAATTATATTCATTAAATAATAAAATAAATGAATATCAAGTCGAAACAGTTAACAGGATAGATGATATGAATTATGCTCAATCGACATTGATCTATTCAAATTCTGATTTAGAAGTTGAAATTATAAATATTAAGTCGGAATTTGAAAGTTTAATAAATAATATAAATACTATAGAAACTGACTTAAAAAGTATTAATATAACGCTATCACAAGTCCGTACAGAGAATTTAAATCAAAGTCGGATAAACTATACCCAAAGTGAATTTGAAACACTATGTATGCTCGTACAACATGAGGCAGGTGGTGAATCTCAACTATGTAGACTAATGGTGGCTAGTATAATTATTAATAGAGTAAATGATATTAGATATCCTAACAATCTTAATGATGTTATATTTGATACTAATGGTGGATTGCAGTTTTCTCCATCATTGAATCTATATAAAACACCATCTGATGACACAATAGCTGCTGTTGCCGAAGCACTTAGATATGATTTATCGGGTGGTGCATGGATATTTAATAATAAAGATTATACATCAGATAGTATGCAATCATGGTTTAATAAATATGAATTAGTAATAGAGGTTGATGGTGTACAGTTTAGAAAGTAGGGATTATACGTGAATAAGAAAGGAATAAATAATGATACATAGAGATATAATATTACAAGAGAAGCTAGATGAATTAAGATCAAAAATCATTGATGAATCTATACTAGAGTTTAAAACAAGTGGTAAATTTACTTACAATGGATTAGATTTACATGTTCAAATTATGTCATTAGTAGATTTGAGAAAATATGATATATTAATTAATGTAATGTTAGCAAATAATAAATTTGATATTAATTCAGATATGTTAGAAACTAATGGTATTCCATTGTTAGATTTGTTACATGATATTAGATTAAAGATTAAAGTTAGAGAAAATAGAAAGTTAGGTGCTAAAATAAGACTATTGGAAAAAGATTTAGCAGAGTATTTGTAAATATTACTGAAATATTTATAATAGGTGTTGACAAAATAATTGAAATATGTTACACTTGTTTAGTGATATTTAGTTGAAACAAATGGGTTATATCCTTAGTGGTTGGTTATCAATAGTTGATATATATAATGATAATTAGCATGGTTCGATTCCGTGATAACCCTTTATATGATGATTAGATTTATCGTATAAAAGTTGCTTTCTTTATAGTAACACTCCTTTTATTAATCCGATAGATAATTGGGTGAAAATTAGACCATATTATCTATCAAAAATATTATTAGGAATAGCTTATTGATTAAAATTGTAAAGGAGATGTTATAGATGTTGGAGTATTTGATATACGCATTAAAGAAGACAAAAGGAGAAACCTGTTATAATGATAGGCGTAAATTTATTATAGAATTAGATATTAGCATTGATGAATTAATTGAGCAAGGTATTATTGATGGAAAATTAAATGTAACCGGTCAATGGATAGATTAAAAAGGATGGTATGTAAAAATGTGTAGCGTGGAAAAAGGTAAAAAGTTAATTGACTTAAAAAATGGATATGCAATTGATAACAAAACTGCTAAAAATTATGTATTATATAAGTGGGAGAGTGTCAATAAAAAAGTAGTAGATCAGAACGGAAAAGTTGTTAAAATTAAGAAAACTACCAAATCTGGTAAAAAAATGATGGTTGCCAAAACACATAAAGTCGATGAATGGGTATTCAAAGGTTATTATGGAAGATTGCATCAATTAGCTAGAGGAATGGCTGAATATGAATGTCATAATGATAGTTGTAATACCATTGAAGAAATGTTGCTTAATATAGAACAGTTTGTAAAAAACTTTGATGTTGCTGCTATCGAAGAAATATTTGAAAGTTAGGTGATGAGATATGAATAAACAAGACTTTATAAGAAAATTTAACGAGGTGATTGATGGTAATTACAGCAAAATGGCAGTAGAAATATCTCACCCAGACTTACCATCAACGGATATTATCAATGATAATAGAGAATGTTTTTACGCTAGTTTGGCATATTACAAAGAGGCATATGATGATGATATGCGATTAAAAACATGTGACACAGCTGAAATTATTAATGTATATGGTGTGAAATAAAACAGGAGTCTAAAAGGAGAAAGATAGTTTTTATAGGAGGTTAAGTTATGATTAAGGTAAGGTTTATAATAGATATTACTTTTTATATTTTTTTTATTTCAATGATAATACTTTATCCTTTGGCACTTATATTAAAAAGCGAAATTATGGCGGTAACTTTTTTTGTAATATTTATACTAATAATTATTAATATATTCTTAGATATTATAATGAATTAAGGCATGGTTTCAATGTCGAAAGGCAATTCAAGCTGTTAGGTGGATTTGATTAAATATTAGAAAGGTAAAATAAATTATGAAATTAAACTTTAAGAATTTATTTACAAGATACAAAAGTTTTACAGATGGTAATATTATGTATAGTGTTAGATATGGATTTTATAAAAAGCATAAGAGTTTATCACAAAAAGAGTTAATTGATCTGGCAACCGATAAAAATGAGTTATTAATATTTGATGAGGAAATATAAAATGAATACAAGAGAGTTATTAGAAGTAGTAGAGGATTTAAATTACGAACTTGCAGAAAATGGAATGGAAGAGGAGTATCAATTTAATTTAACAACAACAGGAACTATGGATATAATTAGTGTATTCTTACTTGAATATGGTAGCGAATTAACACTATGGGATAGTGAAGACGATAATGTTTGTGAATATATGGAATGTAATGGTTATGGCAAAGCTGAACTTAAAAAGTTTATATCTGTTAAAACTAATCTTATTGGTATTGAATTAAAAAGTTTGAGTGATTCAATGGGGTTGTATAAAGAAGATAAGGTTATAGAAGAAGATAAGTTTGAATTTAAAATTGGAGAGATCATTAAAATAAGTACGAATTCAAGTTGTGACGAATATTATGTTAGTTTAGAAGAAGGTAATAAAGTAGTATTGTTTTGGACAGAGTTGTTAAAAGGGCATAGCAAAAATGGTTGTTCTTTGGATTATACTAAAGAGTTGGTAGAAACATATGTAAATGATGGAATATGGAAAATAGTTGATAAATGTAGGTTTTACTAATGCGAAAGGGAATATATTATGAAATTAGAAACAAAGTTCGACTTAGGAGAAAAAGTGTGGTATACTAAGACAGAAGTAAAAAATATAATATTAAATCCATGCAAATATTGCAATGGGAGTGGAGAAGTTGAACTTAAAAATGATGACAAAATTACTTGCCCAAGATGTCATGGAAATAGGGGAGAGCATAGAACTCTTTATTTAAAAAAACCAAGTAATGCTAGGTCACAAATAGGGGAAGTACAAGCTAAAATATTTAGAGACCACAGAGAGAATTCATATATGTTATTTGCAACTGGCGTTGGAAGTGGGACTGTGTATTCAGAAGATAAAATATTCAGAACCAAAGAAGAATGTCAAGTATACTGTGACATAGAAAACAAAATATTAGAAGATAAATTTTGGGAGGAAAATAAAAATGATTAAAATTAAAGAAACAAAAAAAACGAAATGTAAAAAATTTGAGGAAAAAGACTTCCCTGTAGCAATACAAGGAGATGATGGATTGTGGATATTTGGACGTTTTAATGGAGGAGTGTATGGGACTTGTTTGAGCGATGGAGAAAAAGGAAGAATGGTTAATTATGATACCGTATCTGAATTCAATGATGATATAATGTTGAGAAATGACACAGAAGTAGATTTAGACATAATAATTGTGGCTAAATAAGTTTGAAACTCATTTGGATAAATACAACCATTACATGTAGTATGTGCTATACAAGTGAACCACTACATATAGTGGTTTGAGATGAATAAAATCAGACTTTTATTTACAGAAAGGGAAACATAATGGGAAAATGTAAAGATTGTATGCACACAAAGGGGAATGACGTAAGTAATTTTCCATGTATAGGATGTTACTCTAATTTGAATAGAGATAGACCAAATTTTAAAAAGGCGATAAAAACAAAAATAAAACCAGAAGTAATTATAACTAGTCTTTATCTCGAATGTCCTATTTGTTATAAAAGACTAACATATGATACTTGCTCTAATTGTGGTCAAGAAATAGATATATCTGAAATGATGATTGATATTCAAGTGTCAGAAATTTTAGACCATGACGATATGAGATAAAATATTGAATTTATTATGAAGCTAGTTAACAGATGAAAACAATTGCGAAGGAGAATAAGATGAGTATAAAAGAAAAAATTGAGTATTTAAGAGGACAATTAAAAAATTATACATTTGATGGAGAACCAGAAGACGGAGAAGCATTGGTAAATCATGGCATATGTCAAGGATTAGGAAAGGCAATAAGAATTTTAGAGGATGATTTTGACGTAAACAATGACTACAACAAGAAGTACACATTAGAAGTTATCCACAAAAAAAATGGTCAAATGTGTTTTAATGCAACAAATGATGGGTTCCATGCATTTGAATTATTAGGGTTCTTAGAAATGAAAAAAATAGATATAATAAAACAAATAAAAGGTGAAATAGAGCCTGACATTGAATATAAAAGGAAAGTTATTAAAGAAGATTAATTCGTAAACATCACAAATTGCGAAGAAAATGTTAGATTTATTAAGAAAGGAAATAATGTAATGGATAAGAAAACATATAAAGCATGTAGTAGAATTGAATTTGAGGGCGATATAGAATTAAAATCATGCTTCACAGATGATGTTGATATTCTAAAAAGTGGAACAGAATGTATCGTGACTAGTAGAGGAAATGTTGTTATAAATGGTGGTAAATTATATGGTAAAATCATGCCACAATCAATGTTTGACTTTGAAGTAGATGGGGTTGATTATGATAATTTAGCAACTATTTTATTTGACAAGTTAAAGTGTGAATTGCCATATTTTGAAGAATATTTAGATGGATATAGTATAGATAAAAAAGAACTTATAGAAAGTTTATCGGATAGAATATCTGACTATTTATAGAAAGGAATTAATTATGAATAATAAATATAAAGTAAAAATATTTCAAATAGGTGTAACACCTAATGGTGGTTTGATAACAGATGATGCTTTTAATAAGGCGTTTGAAGAGGGATTGTTTAACGATATTCCTGTATTATTATATAATGATTCTAAGGAGCGATATGGCAAACTTGATAAAACGGATGAAGTTATAGGAATGGTTAAAAATATATCCCATGTAGAAGGAAATGATGTTATTGGAGATATTATACTATTTAAGGATTATGAGTTAGATTTTGAGTTTAAGAATTACGAAGTAGATGCTATCAAATATGACAGAAAAGCTAAAATCGTTAATGAATTTACACCTACAGGAGTTTATATAAGTTAAAAGAAAGGAATAAATAATTATGGCAAATAAATTTTACATAGCAGATATGCACTTTGGACATGCTAATATAATAGGGCTTGATAATAGACCATTTGAGACAGTTAAAGAAATGGATGAGACAATGATAACTAATTGGAATAAAGTCGTACAGAGTGGCGATATAGTCTATGTACTAGGTGATTTTCTATGGAAACCTAAATCAGTTGATATTATTAAAAGATTGAATGGTCAAAAGGTATTAGTTAAAGGAAACCATGATAGAGTTAGAAGTAGAGAATATAAAGAGTGTTTTGTTAAAATTGTAGACTATGAAGAAACTAAAGATGGAGAACATAAACTTGTGTTAAGTCATTACCCTATTATAGCTTATAACGGTAGTTTTAGAGGTAGAAAGATACATTTGTATGGTCACGTTCATGAAACTAATGAAGCTAAAATGATTAATGAATTTATAGATAAGAACAGGAGCGAAGATTCTCCCTTTAAAATGTATAACGTGGGTGCTATGTTACCTTGGATGGGTTACACACCTAGAACACTAGATGAGATATTGGGGAGTTGTGAGGTGGGATAATTGTAGAATATGTGTGTGTAGTCCAACGGTAGGGCGTAAGTCTGTGGAACTTATTATCTCGGTTCGATTCCGAGCATACACTTAATATTCCTAACTAGGTAAAGGAGTAATAATAC